TGCAAATATTCAAACAGGAGAAGATGTTGCAAGTTTTAATCAACAGTACGACGTAAATTTGACATTACCACAGGGGGCGTAACATGGAGCCTTTTGAACAGAAAGTAGATATCGAAGTCAACGATATTCAAAAAGCAATTAAGAAAAATATATCAAGACCTAGTAAACCAGTTAAGTTTACATGGAAAGGTCTAGCTGACTTTATGGCAACTGCCAGTAATACTCCATTAAGAGAATATAACTTACGTTCTTTAATGGACAAATCTTTACCAAGAATATCAGATTTAGCAGCCGGTAGAGATAAACCTGAAGAAAAAGATTACATAGATTTTTTTGAAGACATGGAAAAATCTGTGTTTGGAGCAGCACAAAGTTTAGGATATTCTTTTGGTGATCTTATCACAACAGGTATTGATGCAGCAGCTAATACTAATCTTACAGAAAAACTAGATGAGGTTTATGAAAAAAATAAAATAGAAGATCCAGAAACATTATTAGGGTCAGTCAATAAAGTTCTTATAGAGTTTGGTGTTCCAGGTGGTGGTGTGTTCAAAGTAATGAACAGAGCTAAAAAACTTTTAAGAAAAGGTAAAAAAGCAAAACAAGCAGCAGCTGCAGCAGGAGCGTCTAGTAATGTAGCTAACATCGCAAAGAGAGCTGGTTACATGGCAACTGCTTTTGGTGCAACAGATTTTTTAGTTGCAAATCCTGATAGAGAAAATCTTGTATTAGACAAAGAAAACGAAGAAGGATTAGAAGGAAGAGATCTTGCACTTGCAAGACTTAGAAACAGAATTAGATTTGGTGCAGAAGGAACAGTTATTGGTGCAGGTTTTTCTTTAATGGGTAGACCACTTGCAAAAGTTGCAACTCTTGGTGCAAAGTATGGTATTATGAAACCAGCTGGTCTTGCACTGCAAGGTGTAGATTTATTAGCTGTTAGACCTGCAACATATTTAATTGCAAATATACCTGGATCTACAGCTGCAGGTAAAACAATAAGAAATGCCAGTAGTTATGTGGTAGATAAAACTTTATCTACAGTTATTACTGCTAACCCTAAAAAACAATTACCAGACTTTGACAAGTGGAGAATGTTTTCTGTAAAAAGTTCTGATCCACTAGAAAGAAAATTAAAAAAGTTAGATAATTTTTTATCAAACTTTAGATCTCTTGGTAAACAAACAGGTCTTGGTTTTCAATTTACATCTGGTGCAAAAAGAGAAATAAAAGCAAGATCAAGAACAATAGAAAAATATTTAGAATCAATAGAAAAAAAATCATACAATTTAGCTAAATCATTTGAAGGATACTATAATACAGCTACTACATCACCGGCAAGTAAAGAATATTATCTAGATCAAGTTCTTGCATACTTAAAAGGACAAATAAAGTTATCACAATTACCAAAACAACTACAAGAAACAGCTGAAAATTTAAATAAAGAATTAATTGATGTTAAAAAAACATTTGGTGACTTGTTACCAAAAGGAGACCTTAAAAATTTTATACTTAATAATTTAAAAACATACATGAGAAAATCTTTTTCTGTATTTACAAATCCAGAGTACATGCCTGATCAAAAAATTAGAGATGGTGCAGTTAAATATATTTTAGAGAATGTTGTGAAAAGAAACAAAGATATGAAAGAGTCTGCTAATCTTTTAAAAACTGGTAGAATGACAGATGCACAAGCACAGGAAGCATATGCAGATGGTTTGGTGCATAAGATATTAACAAACACAAAACAAGATGGTGTAGATCCATTACAACTTTTAAAAAATATATCTAAGTCTGAGTTAAGATCCGATAAATTAATTAGAACAGGAGAAGAATTACCCGATGCAATTAAAAAATTATTAGGTGAAGAAAATAATTTAAAAGCATCTGTGTTACAAACTACATCACATGCTATATCACAATCTGTTAATAAACAAACTTTTGATCAATTAGCTAAAATAGGTTTAGACGAAGGATGGTTGTTTGCAGATGAAGGTGCAGCAAATGCAGCAAGAAATTTTGATGCAATAAAGATAGGTGAAATAAAAGGACTCGGTATATTAAAAAGTAATCTATCTAAACTCTATGCATCAAAAGATATGTATGCAGCTCTTAAAGGTGTGCCAGGTAGGTTTGATGGTTTGTTACAAAGCTCTGCGTATAGAAATGTATTACAATTTAAAGTAGCAACGCAGTTTGGTAAAACAGTTCTTTCACCTGCAACACAAGTTAGAAACGTAACTTCTGCTAGTATGTTTCCATTAGCAAATGGACATATAGGTGGTAGATCATCTGTAACCGAATCTCTTAAAATGGTTATGGATGACATATTTGGTGCAGGTAAACAAATTGATGAGAAAAAATTTATAGAAAATTTAGAAAATAAAATACGTCTTGGTGTTATTGATGAAAACATTGTAGCATCAGAATTACAGGCGGTGTTAAAAGAAATAAAATCAGGTGCTAAAGTAAAAAACCTAGATAGTTTATTATCAAGATTAGCAGAAACAAAAATGATTAAAACAGCTACAAGAATATATGCTGGAGGTGATAACTTGTGGAAATGGTATGGTCACGAGTATGTAAAATCACAAATGAAATCTATGTACAGAAATGTAAATGACATTGCAAAATGGACAGAAGAGATAACAGGTAGAAAGTTTGTACCTACAAATACATTTACAGGTGCAAAGAAAACATTTGATGAAGCTGTAGATGAAGCAGCTGCATGGCAAATAAGAAATACATATCCAACATATAGTAAAGTGCCACAAATCGTACAAGATATAAGAAAGCTACCTTTTGGTAACTTTGTATCGTTTCCTGCAGAAATGATTAGAACAACATACAACATATTAAGTATAGGTGCTAAAGAAGCTACATCTTCAAACGCACAGTTAAGACAGAACGGTTATAGACGATTGTTAGGTGCATTAGTTACGTTAGGTGGAGCAGAAAAAGGTGTCTCTACACTAGCTCAAAACTTAACAGGTGTAACAACGGAACAGATAGATGCATACAAAAGAAGTTTGTCAGCACCGTGGGATTCAAGAGCAGCCATATTACCAATTAACAAATGGAAAGATGGTGTAGGTAAAGCAATTAATTTTTCATACTTTAGTCCATACGATGTGGTAAGACAACCTGTAACAGCTTTATTAAAAACAATAGAAGAAAAAAGTTTAAAGCAACAAGATGTAGATCAGTTTGTATTTAATTTAATGTTAGGTCCAGATGGACCAGTAAGAAAACTTATTGACCCATTTGTTTCTGAATCTATTGCACTTGAAAAAACATTTGACGTTATACCAGCAGGTACATTAGTTGCAGGTAGAGGAGGTGTAACTAAAACAGGAGCTAGAGTTTATTCTGAAACAGATGATGGACCAACAGCTTTTATGAAAAGTTTAGTGCACATATTTAAAGGTGTAAGACCAACAGCAATTGATACTACAGAAAAAATTGTAAAAGGTATAGAAGGAGACGTTAAAAGAGGTGGCCAACCAGTAACCCTACAAGATGAATTACTTGCGCTATTATCTGGTATAAGAATAATCAATGTCGACGTACCACGAACCATGCAATATAAAATTACAGAATACAATAGAAAGTTTAGATCTGTAACAACAGCAGAGAAATTTTTTAGTTTAGAAAATTTTGATCAAAGAGGACCGTTAGTTCTTGCAGAAGAATTTAGAAATATACAAGATGAAACTCTTAGAGTTAACAGAGATTTTTATTTTATATTAAAAGATGCATTAGAAGTTGGTGTACCAGAAAAAACTTTGAAAAAAATAATTAGAGAAAGAGGTATTAGTTTTAGAAACTTTAAAAAACTACTTAAAGGTGAAAATATACCTTATACTGCATATAAAGAACGTATGAAGAAGAGAGTAAAAGAAGCAGAAAAACTAGATAGAGGTAAAGTAAACAAAGAATATTTTTATCCAAAAAAATTATTAAAACAAATAGAAAAAGAATATAAAAATAAAAAATTAGAAACACAAGAACCTGAAATAGAACCAGTGTCTTCAGTGCCAACAGAAGATACATCTATGCAAACAACAAGATTACCTAATATACAAACACCACCACTACCTAATATGGCAATGCCTGTGGTGCAAACAGCAAGAGCAGATGTGAATCCAAATACTAACTTGACAAGAACACAAGAAGCTTTACTATCTCCTGAAGAAAAAATTATAGCGAGTAGGAGAGTATAATGGCTAAGAAGTCAGCGATACAAAAAATTGAAGATCACGAAAAGCTTTGCAGAATAATGCAAAAGCAAACCTTTGAACAAATAAAAGAAATCAAAGAACGTGTAACAAGGATGGAGAGAATGATCATGGGTGGAGGCGGAGCTATAATACTTGCCTTGATCATGAACATGATACAATGAATTTAAGTCGTAATTTTACCCTTCAAGAATTAATTAAATCTGATACTGCGATTAGAATGGATATTAATAACAATCCAAACTCAGGTCAGATAGAAAAACTAAAAGACCTTTGTGAAAATATTTTACAACCCGTACGTGATCACTTTGGCAGAGTAAAAGTGACTAGTGGATTTCGTAGTGAACAACTTTGTATTAAAATAGGTAGCTCTGTAAATTCACAGCATGCCAAGGCCGAGGCAGCAGACTTTGAAGTGATGGGCACAGACAACGCTGAATTAGCTGATTGGATTTATGCAAACCTAGAATTTGATCAATTGATATTGGAGTTCTATACTCCTGGTGAGCCGAACAGTGGATGGATACATTGTAGCTATACTACTGACCAACCAAGAAAACAATT